TTGAAGAACCCAAACTCTTTGCTGTGAAAATGCAAAGCGTCATATCTTGGCGTTTTGAAAAACCGTATCTTATCTAATTCTTTATCTGCATCTATGTACAAGACACCAGACACTATGGAATTGGGATGCTCATGCTGATGGTGATACTGGTTCTCTTCTGTAAAGTTAAGCCACGACTGAGTTATGTATGGCTTTATTTCGTAATCCGGCATGTACACTTTTTCAAAAAAACAATTAACATGCTCTAAAATTTGGTCATGCAAAACGCTTAGCCCAAATTCCTTTAGAACATAGCTGTTAACAGTGTTAGTGTTGCCTTCGTTTTTATGAACACTTTTCTTAAACTCATTAAAACACAGCAGTTCATGTTCAGAAAAGTCTCTGCCTATGTTAGATGTGTAAATAGGCACAGGAAAAATGCCTTCAATGGTTGCGTTTGTCATGTGCCGCTCAAGTTAAATCCCATCTTATTGCTGACTCATTCCAAACATAAGCTGATGGCGGGTGTTCTGTAGGTCTAGGAACAGGCGGTTCCCATATATATTTGTCCGTATTCAATACCCAAGACCCAAACACCTTTGGTGGAATAAACGCATCAAGCTCTTCGCTATACACAAAACCTTCACCAGCAAAGTTTTTTCTAAAAGGAACGCCACCTTTGATATGCGTGTTTTCTCTAGTGTTATATGAGGTTTGCTTCCAAACAGATGCTTGCTCTTTGTACAAATCGCGCAAAAACTGCACACCCATACTCTCTTGCTCTTCGCCGTTTTCGTGGCGCAGAATGTCGTTGCTTACGACAACTACATACAAGACTTCATTGTCGTCATTTAATCTTGCAAAATGTGCCATATCAACCTGTGTTATATGTTCCGCTACCTGTAAATTTTAGGTAGGTGTAAGACGCATCGCTTGTAATGGTTGGCGAGCCAGTTATGCCGCCGTTAGTGGCATAAGCGGCATTTGGTATTTTTATAATAACAACACCAGCCCCACCAGAACCGCCATTGCCACCGCCACCACCGCCAAGATTGGCTGTGCCGTTTTGTCCACCAGAATAAGTGGCGCCGAATCCACCGTTGCCGCCACCGCCAGAGCCACCAGATGACGCTGAAGGATTATGAGATGAACCACCGCCACCGCCAGCATAGGTCACGGCATTACCGCCAATAGAACTAGAACTACCGTTGCCACCAGCACCGCCAGTATTGCTATTACTTCCGTTACCAGAACCAGCGGAACCAGCCCCACCGCCACCGGATGCGCCGTAATATGGTCCGCCGGGGCTTGTCGAACTGCCCCCACTGTTTCCTTGAGATGGAGAAACAGATGGTGTGTTTCCTGCGGAGCCACTACCACCATTGCCCCCGCCGCCTCCGGACCCACCAGAGCCAGCATTGGAGGTGTTGCCATTGCCACCACCACCGCCACCAGCAGATGTAAAGGTGCCAATAGCAGGAGAAGAGTAGGAAGATGCTACGCCATTACCATTAGAGTATGAGCCACCTGCACCCACAGTTATTGTTATGGTTTGTTTTGCAGAAAATGTTATGCCTGTGCTTTGTCTAAATCCACCAGCGCCGCCGCCGCCGCCGTTAGCAACACCTCCGCCGCCCCCGCCGCCGACTACAAGAAAATCTGCATTGAATGGATACGCAGTACCGCCAGCAGTATGGCCGCCAAACCCCAACACGTTATACCCAAACATAGTCATATGCTAAATCTCTCCTATGCGTCTGTTGCCGCATCTGTTGTGAAGAATATTTTTACACCCAGCAAACGAGCATCACCTGTTTGCGTGTCCTCTGAAACATCGCGTCCAATTCGGAATATGGTCATTTCTTCTGATGCCGCACCAGAAATTGTGACAGCAGAACTTTCTGCGGTAATGTTCAAATCGTTAGATGTACCAGAGTGTGCCTTTGCAGATGTGGCAACTGCCGTACCAAAGACTGTGTTGATGCTGTCGTTATCGCCAGTGCAAAGACCAGATAGTGTCCACACAACTGTTCCAGTGTCTGTTCCTGTTACTGTGAAAAACACCTGATATGTAATTGTTCCTTCGTTCCACGACTTAGGAAATGCCACACTAAATTGCGCTTGTTCATCTGATGAAGGGTCAAAGTCAAGACACTTTAATTCTGGACCATTGCCAAGTTCAACTTGGTCTAAGTCAGCACAACCAGATGTTGTCTCTGGGTACATAGCTGTTGCTGGAACCCATATAGTTTCTTTACCGACAGTTTTAACAGCAGAACCACCCTGAGTAATTGTGCCAGTTACGTCAATGCCAGTGGCGGTGGTGGCGAGTTTGATTGAGTCATCATAATTTAATTGAACAGCACCATTTGAAATAAATCTTGCAAATTCTTCTGTGCCTGTTGAATTTTGAAATGCGATAGCCGTATCTGCTCTCAGATTTAAGTTGCCTGTACCAACATCATCAATGAAAGAAGCAGAACCACTGTGATAAATCTGCAAGTCAGACCCAGCACCAAACACGGCCTTGTCGTTGTCGCCGAAATTGATGTCGTTGCCGTTGGTATCGAGGTTGCCGCCTAGTTGGGGCGTGGCATCACCCACTAAGTCAGGCGAAATAGTATTCCAAGTAGAGCCATCATAAATTCTAGTGGTATTGTCGCTCGTATTAAAATACCAGTCACCAGCAGTTACTGGGTCGCCATTACCATCAACGGTTGGATTGGATGACTGTGCGCCTAAATAGAACTGCTGAATAGCATCCCTAGCCGCTTCAGCCGCAGTTTGTGCAGTGGCGGCGTTGGTAGCAGATGTCGCCGCATTTGTCGCAGATGTTGCGGCGTTTGTCTCGCTAGTCGCCGCATTGGTTTCACTAGTCGCAGCATTAGTGGCGCTTGTCGCAGCGTTAGTCTCGCTTGTTGCCGCAGCAGATTCAGATGCAGCCGCAGCAGTTTCGCTAGCAGCCGCTGCTGTTGCGCTAGAAGCCGCAGCCGTGGCTGAGGTGGATGCGTTTGTTGCTGATGTAGCGGCATTTGTTTCCGATGTGGATGCAGCACTAGCTGATGCTGCAGATGCTGTTGCGCTTGTTGCAGCGTTTGTTGCACTTGTTGAAGCATTACTTGCGCTCGTAGCGGCGTTAGTCTCTGATGTAGCCGCTGCACTTTCACTTGCTGCTGCTGCTGTTTCGCTTGCCGCTGCCGCTGTTGCTGATGCCGCAGCGTTTGTAGCAGACGTGGCCGCAGTCACCGCATCTACTAGTAACTGCCAATAAGATGTGTTTGTTAGTAATGTGCCAGCGGGAGAAGTCTGAATACAAATATAGACGTTGTTTAACTGCCCTGCCGTGGTGGACTTAACAATGTCACGCTCAGCATATGCAGATGTAGTTGTTGTGGCATCTGTGCCTTGGTATGTGCCGATTTCCTGAGTAACAGCTAAGTCACCATTGCTATCAAAAGCAAAGATTTTATTGGCACGAGTAGACGCACCGACAGTAAATTCTGGGGATGTGATTGTGTTAGTCTTGGAAATCTTAATAGAACGGTCAAGCGCTTCCTGCTGGTCTTGTACGATTAATGTCAGCTTATCTAGCGCATCTTCGTGACTGGCAGCAGGGAATGGGTCGTTAGGAGTGTAGTCAGTAGTCTGTGTCTGTGCTGTTTCGCGGATGAGAACAACAGTAATGCCAGATGCGGGGGCAGTTCCAAAGGTGATGTTGCCACCAGCAGTATTGCCTACGCCAGAAACAGTGTAATCTGTTGTCTTGGTCTGGACAGTCTCACCGCCAGTAGCATCAGTACGGAGGATAACCGTGATGTCATCATCATCGAAAATCTTGAATGTGTACGCAAAGACGGTGGTGGTGCCATCGCCTGTGTAGCTGTTCCGCGTGGTGGTGCTGCTTACTGTCATGTCTTACTCCTTAGAGCCTTTATACCTTATTTGTGGGCTATCGTACATATTGACTTGGTGAGAAGTAGAACTCTTGTCCGGTGTCTTTTTTCATGCGCCGTTCCATTCTCTCGAAATACCCTGGATTTGCAAACTCTGTAAGCTCATAAACAAACAAATAATCCAAGGCTAGTTTGCTGTAAAACAGGTTCATAAATGGCGTGTTTCGCATAGCTAAACGCAATGTCTCTGCCGCCGCATCGTCACCATCTCTAAACTTGGCATACAGCTTTAGTAGGTCTCCTGCTGCGCCAAGCGTAGGGCCAGCAAAAGTCTCAAGCGGCGATTGCCCATACCTATTGAACTCTCCAAATATAAAGTCACCATAAATACCAGCGCCGCCGCCTTGTGTGAAAGCCCTAAACAAAGTCTTTGTGTCTAGCGTGTAGTCATCGTTGAACACGCTCATAGGCTCTTTGCCTTTGAGTATGTCTTTTGTCACAGTCGATAAGTAGCCCATCATTGTGGTCCCAACCATCATTTTTGCAACACCGCTATACCCGCCCATAACTTTTTGTCTGGATAAGCCTTTGGTTACATAAGTGATTGGGAATCCTTTGAGCTGCATTATCATTCTAATGGCCTCGCCAGCCACGGTGCCACGAGGTAAACCTTGGTTCATAATTGCACGCTCACGAGCGCCAGGTGTAGGTATTGCAGCATCTGCGCTGTCGGCATAGTAGGCAGATATTTTTGTGCGCAAATCATCCTTAAACTGTTGGCGCATACCATCGGTAATATCGAGGCGGCCCGTGCGCTCTGATATTATTACGTCAATTTTAGCGTCATCAATGCCGTCAACAACCTCTGGGGCCAAGTACTTCCTTCCATCGGCAGCGGTCATATCTAGCCCCCGAAACAAACTCCACTCTGCCTCACGAATGTCATACAGCTCTAACAGCCTGCGTGTTTCCATAGGCACACTGTCAAAACTGCGATTGGAATAGTTTGCTAAATCTGCCGCAAGCATACGAGCAACACCAACTTTCTGTGTGCTGTTCCACCACTGCATACCATTCAGCTTGAAATAAACTTGATGCAACTTTGAAATCATGCCTGGGCCACTGTCATTTGCGCTAAACCTAGCGTGTACGTCTGCCAGTTCGTTTTCAACGCCAACATTCAATAAGTACGCAAGCTCTTTCTGCTCCTTACTGTTGAAAAGACGGAATGTATCGGCCAACGCTGCGGCATAAGAGCCAAATATATTACGTTCCGTATTGGCGTTGATGAATGATGCTTTTGTAGCTATGTCAGAAAATGATGATATTGTGGCGAAGCCCAACTTAGCCATTGATTGAATCATTCTAAATCCACCGGCTATACCAGCAAATGTAACGCTTGTGTTTAATATGGGTTGTGTGGCTCCAAGCGCCCTTGTAGTGCCATCAAGTTCTGCAAACTGGTTGCGCAGCGTTCCTTCCTTTAATGGCTTTGCCACGCCCTTTGGCTTTATTTCTTTTATAATCCGGTCAAACATAGCCTTTGGGTTTGTGCCGAAGGTTTCCAGCAAGCCAATGTTCTGAGCATCGTGGGATATGCCCTGATAAACAGCCTCAGATAGTTTCATCCGGCTATACTTGTTGGCGTAGGCAAACGCAGATTTACCATCCTTGAAATGTAGAATACGCTGGGCGCTCATTTTCTTTGCCAAGTTGACCGGACCTGTGAAGGCAACAGTACTGCCATCAGCCCCATTAAGACTATCGGCTTTCATGTGGTTGCCGGAAACCAAGTTGTCATAGATGTCTGACAAGAACTCTATCTCTGTCTTATCACTTGGCTTATTTGCAAAAGTCTTTTCTGCATCCAGCAATTCACGAACGGTGTTAATCCAGTTGTCTTTGTCTTCTTGCGTTCCCTTGCCACGCAAAAGCAGTGGGTCGTGGTTCTGCCGGACAACGTAATTGCTCAGTTCGCCAATATTGGCTCCATTTCTATTCTTCCTGTCCAGAAGCCTCTTTTGAACCTTGCTAATTGCTTCGGCTATTTGCCGCGCCTCTTTGCTGCCGCTTGTGCCAAAGCCATCAAACAGCTCCTGATAAATTTCACCGTCAAGCTCGTTTGTACGGAATATGGCCAGCAAATCATTTCGCTTTAACTCTGCCGCTAAAGCTGCACTGTGGTCTAAAAATATACTTTTCTGCTTGGCATCTATGCTAAACAATCCACGCCGCGCATCACCGACAAGTATGGCAGATAACGCTTTACCTGGGTTATCAGGCTCCGCTTTTAGTGCGCTCATAATGTTGCCGTAAGCACGAGCGTTAATTAGGCGGTTACGTTTTTCAATCGACGCATTTATTTTTGCTTGTGTCGAAAACTCTCTGGCTTCGTCAATCAGCTTGTTAAGGTCAGCCTCGCCAACAACACGACCACGCGAATCAATCTTCCCCTGCACAAATGATAGGATGCCGTCTATTTCCTCTTTGCTTATTGCTGTGCCGTTTTTAGCGGCAACATCAAGTAGCTCTTGTGCGCAAACTTCTACTGTCATCTTGGTGCGTTCCTGTTCATGCAGACCGCGCCTGTGCGGGTCAGCTCGTCATATGATGTTTCTGCTCTGCGAACAGCTTCGTCTGCCGCCGCAACGTCATCAAGCATGTCTTGCGGAATCAGCTCTTCATTAACAAATACAGCCAAGTCTTCTTCAAGAAGCTCGTTTTCTGACGCCAACGCATTTAACTCAAGCTCCTCAACGGACAAGCCAGCCTCATCCATCTCGTCCAAAACCGGCTTTTCATCACGCATAATGCCCAAGTTATAATCTTGCAGTTGAGCTTCTGTTTGAAGGTCATACATTTCTTGTTCTGTTAGAGGCGCACCATCAATGACTGGCTCTAAATTTTTGCCTTCGACATCTCCGAACAAAGTGGCCGTGTTGTAATCATAATAATCTTCATCCTGCGCAGCATCAGCCAGCGCCCTGTCAAGGGTTTCATCATCCATGCCCGTGTAATCTATGCCACGGCGTTCTGCTTCTGCTAGTTTGCTCTGAGCCATCTCATAAGCATCTACAGCATCCGCATCAGCAGCAGAGTATTGTGTGTTGCCCCCAACATCTTCCCTAACTGCGTCTATCAGGTCATTAATACCTATTTCGTCCGGCATACCCTCTATTTCTGCTGGCAAGTAGCCATCTTCACGAGCCGCTGTGAGCATGTCGTCAACACTTTTGCCACCTCTGGCGGCGCTAACATAAAAGAAAGCCCGTAATCTTTTTGATGTTTTATCATTGCCTCTGCGCGGGATGATTTCTTGCAAGTCAGCAGCGCCTTGGCTTTCAGGGTCAATGCCACCTTTTGACTTAATGTATTCGACAAGTGACTTTGGCTTTTTTGCCTTTAGGCTTGGAGGTATTCTTTTGCCTTTTCTTTTATAAACAGGAACATAATCAGGCTTTCTTGTGACTTTTTCTTCAATAATTTCGCCTGTTTCTGGGTCAATTCTACGCTCAACACTAACAACGTCAGATTGTTCTGCTAATTTTTCATTAGACCTTTGTATGCTTTCAGCCTCCGTGACCTTAGCATCCTGCCTATGTAAATTAGCGACACTTATTTCTTCATCACTAACGGCTTGGGCCACGGCCCTTATCAATGCCTCATCTTTAGCCTTTGAAGCCTCAATACGGTCAGATATTTTCCCGAAACCAACGTGAAGACCGCCACCTAAAACGCCACCAATAGTCACATTCAGGAAGCTATCCATTAAACCATAGTCTGTATCTTGCTCTAAATACGCTTGCCCGACTACCAGTGGTTCCAATAGTGTTGCGCCCACTGCGCCATCTATTGCGCCAGCAACAAACCTACCGCCAGTCTTTCCGAACCTAGCCATCATCGTTGCCATTCTTGCCTGCCCAACAACAGGTATAAAAGCGGAAGCTACGTTTAATGGGTCTAAGAATGAACCAGCCAAAGCTGTTCCAAACTGCAAAGCCCCAAGACCAAAGCCACCCTGAGAGCGGTTTAAGGTAAATTTGATAGAGTCTCTACGGTCCTTTCTTTCGGCCAGCAAGTTGGCGAGACCCTCAGTGATTCCCTCTTCCCCGACATCTATGCCTTCGCGGAAATACTTGCTCTCCTTCCATTCATCAGGCGATAACTTCCTACCTGTGCGCCCCTCTCCCAAGTTCTGCTCAAAGAACCTGTTAGTCGCACTTAGTGGATTGTAGTAAAAGGTTTCGTCAAGAGTCGCGCCCAGAACGTCCAGTGTTCCAAACGTGGTCGTGTTCAGATAATTGTCATAAGAGTTCTTATCTGCTTTTTGCTCTGGGATGTAGACATCAACCATTAGAATATCTGCCGCTGTTTAATTTTTGCACGTCCGGCTGGGGAGCGCTCCTGCTCCAAATCTCTTATCTGTGGAGCCAGCTCATTGAACCGAATCATAACAAAAGCATTGCGTGGTCCTATAGGGCCAGGAACGGCGGCCTGTTTGCGCCTCACCATTTCCCCGTTATCAAACACGAGGTATGCGCCCTTGTTATCGGTGGTAGTCACCCAATAGGCATCAGATAGCTTTTTCTTTAGTTGAGCTTTGGACTCCTCAACCGTAAGGCCAGCGGCGATTGGCGGGTCTATGATTGATAAAAGATAATCCTTGTTCTTATCATTACTGACATAGAAGCTAAGAATGTCTGATATTGGACCAGCATCGTTCTCAAGGCCTTTAGGCAAGCGTAGCGGCCTATTTAAGTTGCCTTCAGCAAAGGCGAATTGACTATTAACAACAGTATCTATCGCCTTATCAACGGCCCTTTGTACATCGGCCTCGCCAGCCATCATATAATATGCAGCCGTATTCTTAATAACCTCGTTATAGGCGTTGACATGCGACATTCTCGCAGAAGTCGCGCCCCTGCCGAGTATATCCCCAACCACGCCGCCAATCACACTCTGCGCATATCTGTCGTTAGACAGCCTCACAGCTTCAGTGATTTCGTTCATCGTTTTGGTGCCAAGGGTTGCTTTAGCGTCTTTTATTGACTGCTGTGTATTACCAGCATCAACCGCAAACATCTGAGCATTGTTCGGGTTGGCAATGATTATATTATCAACAAGACTGAGAACATCTTGTTTGACAAGATTGCGCAAAATACGGCCTTCATTTTCTGCACCAAACTTTGTGATGAACGCATTTCCTATCTCAGACTTATCTTGATAAGAAAGCGATGGGTCAGAATACTGAGCTTGAAAAGCCGCTATCTCTGCATTTGATGCAATGCGTATGTCTACCTCCGCAACGCCCATATCACGTTGCTTTCTAATAAGTTGCTCGGTTGTTAAAGCTGGCAAATCCCTCCTTGTTGCATCATCTTGCAAGTATTTGACAGCATCCTTTTTGATGAGATTATCACGGTTTTGAACCATAGTGTTAAAGCTGTCTAGTACTTGCTTATGGTACAATGTATCTTCTGGACTTGCGGTGCGGACACTCTCCTGCATTTCATTGCGAATAGAGATAATGTCGCTTGGCCCCGAAAACTGCACACCAGAAAACGCAACACCAGCATCGGCGATGGCGCGGGTTTTATCTAGGAATCTTTCCCCTGGAACAGGGTCGCTTGGGTTTAGTTTTGAAATGTTCTCAACGATGCTGTTCCGCAACAATTTATTTTCGGGTGTCATCATGCCATTATTGGCTTCAAGCGAAACTGTCAAAACTTCAGTATCGTTTTCTATTTGACTGGTAAGAGCGCGGTCAAAACGGTCTAGGAATCCATTGGCAATCCTTTTTAAACTTTGCGCAGCAACAAGGCCCAAACCATCTGCTTGCCCCTCTAGCCGGTCTGCATCTCGAATAAGCTGCTGCAACTGAGACCTGTCCATATCGGCGGCGTCTCTTGCGAGTGTTTCAACCAGCTCCTTTTCCCCCGACTTCTTTAAGGCATCTGCTTCTGCCTCAAACATTGAGGCAAGTCTTGTTCTGAACGCACCTGATGCCCCAGCCAAATCAATAATTACGTCCTCATCATCATCGCGCTCAATAACAATGACGCCAAGCTTCTTCTCGTCCCTCATTTGAGCCAAAGCCTCAACTTGCTCAGAGTCCGATAGGTCGGCAAAAATAAGCTGATTTAAGGCGTCATCATGTACCTTTTGAGTAAGCTCAGATTCTTTAGTGCTTATAGCTCTGCGTATTCCTGATTTTGTGGAGGCGCTAAGTTCAGATTTTTCTAGCTCATTCTTTAAGCGATTTATATCTGGGAAAGACGTTGCAGACGCGATGTCTGTGTCAAAAATGCGCTTAGTAACTTCTGTGCCAAATGTTTTGATACTGTAGTTTAAGCGCTGACCAGCTAGTGTTTTGTCTCTAATTAACTGGTTCGCCTCGGCATGTTTCATTGCCCGTATTTCTGGGTCTGCCTCTGATGCAATGTCGCCAAGCGTTGATTCAAGTTTTGAATTAGTCTTTATCGCCCCGTCAACAAGCCCTCTATTGAAGGCCTGTTGCTTTGCCTGCCCAACTTTAGGCAACAACTGACGTTTTACAGCGCTTGATATTGTTTTCTTTTGACTATCAGTTAAATCAAGCCCATTAATCTCATTAAGAATAGGCTCTTGAACACTACTTATAAGTCCAGCCGCAGACTTTTCGGTGTCAATCTGCGTGTCTTGTATAATGAAGTTATCTGCTTGCTCATATGCGCGAGTTGTGTAATCGCTGACAAAGTTATCTGTCTGCTCTTTCTTTTGGGCCATAGCAAAGTCAAATTCTAGCTTTGCTTTTGTTGCATCAAACCGTTGCTTTTGAGCCGCATATTGTGACCCTACCCTGCCAACCTCCGCGCCAGCACGAGCCAGTGCTTGACCTGAAGCAGCAAAAACATCAGTAGCCCTTGGCCCTAGTCTAGCTGTAGGCGTTTGAACAACGGTGCCGGCACCTTCTCCATAAAGCGGTATTTTTGGCATGGCTAGCTCTTAATTTCCTTTTGATAATACTCTTTTTGCAATGCAAAGGTGTCGTTCTGCATTTGCTGTTGTGAATATGAGCCATAACCACCGAGGATACTTGCAAAGGCGGCGGTCTCATAACCAGCAGCTCTAGTGCGGCCTGATGCCCTAGACATCGCAGCCTCTGCAATCTTTGCAGTTGATTCTACATCTGCGGCATACTGTATTTTCAATGCGTCTTTTTCTGTGGCAAAGTATGCGTCAGCTAACGCTAAGTATGGGCTTCCTGTAATTTGAACGCCACCTTTACTAATGGCGGTTCGTTGTGAAGATATAAGACGTTTAGAGTTACGCCGAATAGCCGCTTCCTCTGCTGCCTTACGCTGAAGCAAAAGCACACGCTCATTCTCTGCAACTTGAGCGTTGTACTCACCAACTTGCCGTGCAGACTTTGCGGCCTGCATGTTGCCTTTGAAGCTAAGGACAGAACTGCCTACTACTGCTGCGGTTGCTGGGTCCATTACGCTACTCTCGCCATTCTATAATAATCTGTTCCATCAGGACCGTACTTACGCATTAGCCCCTCATTCTCAAATCCCAACCAACGTGCAAATCTAACTGAGCGCGGGTCCAAAGCATTGACACTTGCCTGCACACGCTGAAGATTTGCTTCGGTCATAATAACATCAAAGAACTCATCCGCATATCTAGCAACGGTCTTTGGTATGTCATAGCCATATTTAGACATAATCAGCCAACCCTCACCGACACCCTGCCACATAACATGCGCACCGCCCATCATCACAATCTTGCTATCTTTACGGGCTGTAAATCCTACAATGTTTCTATAGTTCTCAAAGCTGGCACGCTCTGCCGGTGACATTTCGTAGTTTAATTCAATCTCGTCTATATCGCCTTTTTGGAAATATGTAACACTAAGCATCGAATGTATTTGACCTCCGCATAATAGCCAAAATAGTCATAGGCAATGGCTGGTTTTGCCTGATAACCACTCTGGCATCATTATCATACCCCGATGGAAAGAATATCTCTTTGTCCCCGTTGTACAATGGCACTGCCTCATCCATAGACATGCTACTGTCACGGAAGGGTAATCGGTCCAAGTTGTTTGTGTCAGGGCCAATCTCTGCACCCACTGAGTTATAAAACCGCGCTGTAACCCCGTGGATACGCTTTATCTTGCCTTGAGCAATACCATCATCCGCACCAGCCTCTAGGCGCAGTGTCTCAACGATAGATGTGTATCCATAACCTACATGTACCTTTGAAGCACTGCGGTCCAGTGTGACACGGCCACCGCTTACCACTTTGTCAGCATGTGCTGCGCCATCAGCCAAGATAGTGACTGTCTCCCCCTCAAGGTGGTTCAGGCCGCTAATTGTGGTGGTCGCGCTGCCGTCATATGTCAGGCCGCTATCTACATAAAACGCATCAGTAACGTCATCACCGAAATCAATCGTAGTCAGATACTCGATGTGCCGGACAGTGCCACCATTAATAGTGCGCTGTACAGACGCATAAACTTGGTCCTCTGCGCCACTAGGAATGGACGTAATGCTTTCAACTATACCAGTGCCACCTAAATCGTGGTCATGCCAGCCAATAGCACCATTAGCGCGGTCATATGTCAGGCCAATCAAGCCGCCATCTGTATGCACAAACCAAAGGATAAGCTCTGGCTCTTGCTGCCAAACCATGTCGGTCAGACCGCCGCGTGGCAAATGGTCTGCCAAGATGGACAAATCAACACCCAGCAAGCCATCAGTATCTAAGTCAAAGGTAATTTCCTTAACCTTTTCCTGTCCTTTTTGAATTAATATTGTGCTGTTTCCTGCTCGTAATGGACGCACATCTGATGAGCCAAATGTTGTTTCACGCAAAACATTGACGTTGGTTGGCGTAACCGGCGTTGTTCCAGTACCGCCAGATAGCGTGAACTCAGAGCTGGTAGTCAAGATTTGCAAGAAACGAGCTGGCAACAAGTGCTTAATGACATTCACTTTGTCAGAAGCAATCGTAATATTTACCGCTGCATCATCTTCTGTGCCAGGCTTGTGATTCTCAAAATCTGCTGTCACAGAGCCATAAATTGTTTGTGGCTGATTAGGCGTCGCTGCGAAATACAAGCGTTCCTCATAAAAAGCAACTGCTCTTGGATAACCGTTCTTTACGCTAAACGCTCCCTCTGACCACGTTTTTACGCCTGCTGACAGCCCAGCACTGCCACCACTCGTGTACGCTGTGTAGCTTGTAGAGTTGATGCCAGAAAGTTGAAATGTGTTGGTAGTTGCGCCAGCAACGGTAAATACAAGGTTATTGACCTCTGTCATGCCAACAACATTTCTAATGATAATCTTTTCGCCGTTAGTAAAGCCATGCGAAGATGCTGTTACAACTGCCGGATTTGCTTGGGTGATGTTCGTTATCGTTGCGGTCAGGTCTGCAACGTGGTTGTCCGATACTCTTTCGACTACTTCTACAGTAGCGATATATCCAGATGTAACGCCAGTGACTTTAACGTAACCACTTCCATTATGCTGAAACTCCCACTGTGTAAAACCTGTCGTGCTGTCGTGATACGACTCAGTGCCTTCAAGATGCACAGGTGGTGTATTGCCTGTTGTTGTCGATGAACCTGTTACGTTCTTATAAACATTATCATTATAATAAACATTATCACCGTTAGCATAGGTTTCGCCAGCGGCCCAAGCCTCGTGATTGATTTCAACAAGCTTTCTAAACCGGAACAATGCCCCAACGTGGTCAGCTACAAAGTAGTCACTTGTTGATGTCATTATGACACCAGTGCCAGGTGCTGATGACGAAAGCTCTAGTTTTGTCTCTGTTATGTTTTCATCAAGATATGGCCCATCGACAAAATCAATGTCGGTGAGCGTGAAGCTCGTTGCCGTTGTTCTGGTCAACTTGGCTGGCTCGTGGTCCTTATGCGCCAAGTACAAAACATCAGCAGACTGAGCGTGATTAATTTCAAAGATGTCTGTTACGCTGTAAGAAGTAGCTACTTCGACTATTTTGCCTACTGTGCCACCAGATGTGTACGCTTCATAAGCGCTGCTATCTATGCCCGATAGCTCAAACGTATTTGTTGTTGCTCCTGCCACAGTGAACTCAAGGTTATTCACCTCTGTCATTCCACCAACGCCAGTAATAAACACCCTGTCGCCATTAGACAGGCCGTGGCTTGTTGCCGTTACAACCGCTGGGTTTGCTTGCGTAATAGCTGAAATAGCTATTGTAGCTTCTGTGAGGATGCCACCGTCTTTGAAGAAACGGATATAGTTAGCGCCGAACTCAAGCACATATGCTTGCTCGTCACTGTACTCAAAGTTAATCAGCCGAACTTTGCCACCATCTTTTGACCGGCCAGCAAACTTGGTGCCAGGCCTGCGTGTTGTGCCGCCTTGCGGAAACACCAGCATATTAGTCAAAGTCTGAGCGCCTTCATTGTACTTTTGCAAGTCAATGCGGCCTTCCAAACGCGGTGACAGTTCCCCAGCGCGGAAGTTGGTAACAATGGTGGATACTCGCGCCATCTTAGAACCTTATGTTGATGTAATCGTCCGAGATAATCTTATCAGGCATACCTTCCATAGCATCCATAGACCTAGCTTCACGCAATCTGTTCTCATAAAGCTGGAACATTTGTTGCGCTACACTATTACTGCCGGTAATAGCGTAAGCTGTTTCTGATGCCAAACGATGTGCAATCGTGTTGGAAAGCAATGGGTCGAACTGTTCTGTGTCAGTAACACGGGCAACATAGGTAATCTTGCATGTGCCTTCGTTGCTCAAAATCTTCCGGCCCTCAATCTTGTACATAACCTGACTATCATACGCCGCAATTTCGCTATCCACATTACTGTTCCAGAATGACAGCACACGCAAGCAGTACGGATTGGTCGGAAGTGTATATTGATAGGTAAAGCCAAACGCCGGAGCATCAGAATCTTGCGGCAGTGTTGTGCGTGTAATTGCTGAGTTCCAAGGATGCGCACGCAACACTGCGTCACGCACCGTCTCATACCGGCGGTTACACAGTCTGGCTTCTTTTGAGTTTTCTGTTAGTGAGGTGATAGTAGCCGCACCCAAAAGGTCCATCGCCTCGTTACAAATATCAACTACTGATGGCATCTCGTACCAACCTCTCTACACTTATCAATACGCCTCGACTTGTATTTGCATCCCCGCCATTTACTATATGGCCGTTCTTATGCGCCTGCCTAGCCAGCGTCTTTAGCTTGTCTGTGGGCAATAATACCACAGTTTGTTCTCCAAGTATAAACGCCCAGTACAATGCTTCGCTAGTCGCTATACCTGATGCCTTTCCCCTACTAAAAAACTCCACAAACACATTACCTGTCTGTGAAGCTCTAAAATCACGTTTCACCTCTATGGGTACGTTTTCTAAAAGTTCGCCTAACCATTTTTCGTGTAGCTGGCCAACCTTCAAATCCCAGCGAAAATCGCTGTTTTGTTCCATCCTTCCCTCCAAGGAAAGAAGGGGCGGTTTCCCGCCCCCTCAATGTTAGTCCACAACGTACTCAATGATGAACGCCATGTCGCCAGCCGAACCGCCAGTTGCACTGAAGGTGGCCGCTACATAGTACACATCACTTGGGTCTGAAGACTGGCCTGCCAGTTCCCAAACCTGTTGACCAGTTGTGTTGAGGTCAGCCACTTCGTAACGGAGTTCCGCTACGCCAGCAGCATCGGCAACGTCAGTAGCCAGAGCGTCCTCATCCACAACAACGCCGTCATTCGTATAGAATCCGACATTGTATGTGCATGTGCCGCCAAGGTTATCTGAGCCAACACGAACTGAAACAAGAGTTGCGTTTGTTGGAACAGGTGCCAGCATTACGATGTCGTCATCGGTGCTGTCACCAGCCGCCAGAGCCACGTTGCCCTGTGCCACGCGGATACGACCGCCAAGCTCAGAAGCTGGGTTAGCGACTTGTGGAAGTGCCTCAAGATTGGCAATGAGGTCAGAGTTCTTTGTTGTCATCTCTCAATCCCTTTCTTTAAGCTGAGCCGTCAAGGTCGTCTTCATCGCACTTGATGCGAACAACCATGTTTTCCTGCATACGGGTAGCACCGATGTCCATGCAGTAGTAGACCTGAGTCGCGTAGCCTTTGTCAGCACGCTCATCAATTCTTGCAGAAACATCTTTGCCGACACCCAGAGCCATGCCCTCTTGTGCCCATGCAAAGCATGTGCGGACATTGCTGGCGTCTACAGAAAGACGGTTAGACATGATGAAGTTGAAGCCCATGAACTCGTTGATTTCACCCTGTACCAGAGCCTTCACGGTGTTGAAGTCCGCTGAAGTAACGCTGGTGTCAGCCAAAAGCGCATGAATCTGGCTTGGGCCTACAACGATGTAACGTGGGATTGATGGGTCAACATCAGCTTCGTCAAGCAGCTTCTTAGCTTCACGCAGCTTTGTCAGGTTCATGTTAGTGTCAGCACCACCAACAGAAACGGCAACGTCCTGATTAGTGTCGAAAGATGTGCTGGTTGAACCTGTCTCACCTGTGCTTGCTGCTGCATCAAAAGCAGTGATGATGACATCATCCATTGCGCGGCCCATAGCTGCTGCTGCGGCCATTGCGTAGGATGAGGTTGGGTCGATAAGCATACGAACCTTGTCTTGGTCGTCAATCAGGTCTGCATACTCATATGAAGCCAGAGACAAACGGCGCCGTGCATGTGGCGTGTCCATCTGTGGAGTGTCAGCGTGGCGTGACGAGCGAAGCTGCGCCGTAGCTACACCAACTTGGTCGATGAAGGCATTTTTACCAACAATATTCTCAATGCGCACCGCATCACGCAGACGGGAACCCATCTGCTGTGCAAGCATCTGCACATTTGCAGAGTACTGTTGTACAAATGCCGTGGTTACTTGATTGGACATTTCTGTCCTCCTTTTTCACGGTTACATTTACACGAGTTGCGGTGTGCTACCCTTGCGGACACCCCTAGCTTTATTAGCCCTTTTGGGGCTGTCGTCTTCCCGACTGCCAACAGGACGAGATGACTCGCTACCCTGTGTGACCCACTTGTAGTAAGAATCTGCAAGATGGGCCGGATTCACGACATCACGCTGAGTTCCAAACTCAACCGCTAGTCTTAGGCACTCAAGGCGAATATCTACATCATTCTCCATGAATGAACCTATAAAGCTCTTGGACACGCTCTACAGCCTGTTGCCGTGCCACAATGTTTGATTTATCCGTGTAGACCGGAGACATCATAATTGCGTTGGCTTCAGCCTGTGCCTGTTCCCGTGTCATGTAAGACGTTTGGGATGGCTCAGAAACTGTGTCTTCACTTGTCACACTCTGCCTAAATTCTGCAATTTTTGCAAATGCTTTTATAAATTCAGGGTTGTTGCCAAGTTTCGTTCCGTCAGCCAAGTCCAGGTCAAACACCTCTGGGTCGGCAAACTCTTGCGCAGTTTTTGCGGCACGGGTGACGATGGCATCATAGTTGTTGCCCCACTCTTGCCGTAACGCTTCTTCTGCTTGCGCACGTTGAGCTTCAACCTGTTGCATATTTGCAACACCTGTGTTCTCAACGACACTCTTGTAGTAATCAAGCACACCACTGGCTTGTTCTGGTGTTAGCCGCAGTTGATGTGCAATGTCTGCGTATTGTTGTGCAACCTCTTCTGTCACGATGTTTCCATCTACAGAAAACTGGTATTGGTCAGGCGACTCTGGCCGCCCAAGCCTCGAATAAATCCGGTCCAAATCCTCGTCTGTAGGATTGTGCGGCATTGGAATTTTGTCCGCTCCGATAAGACGCTGGGCATTTACATATGACCGCGCCAAGTTTTCTACGTCTTTGATAGGTGAGATGCTGGGATGCTCCCGCAACTCCTCTGGTATCATTTGCAAGAAATCGTTACCAGACCCGCCTTGCGCTACTTCTGCTGGTGTTTCCAGCACAGCTTCAGGCTGGGCTACCTGTTCGATAGCTTCCTCTGACATAATTACTCCTCTGTGAGCATGTTGTGAATGTGAAGGATAACAGCACGTTTTCCTTCCTCGAAGGCTGTGGCATTGGCATCGCCTGCCACATAACTCAAGGCACGCCAGTTTGTGCGCCCCTCAAGGTCTCGCAACACCTTCTGACCGCTTTCGCTATCGAAGGTTGTTTTATACATATGTTTGAGTTGTTCTAGCTCTCTCACTGCCCCACCATCCTAACTGCCTGAGCTGCTTGCGCTGCCGTATATACATCCTCTTGGTCTTGCTGGCGCTGCATCATTTGCTGTTCAGCGGCGGCACGCTCCCGACGCATTTGCGCAACCTCACGGCTAGAGCGCAGTGTCGTCTTAGGAACACCAAGAGAATCAGTAACATGCTCCACCAAACCGTCAGGGTCAAGGTGGTCAGTTACCGGCAACGCCTGCGCCAATGGCAGCAGGATTTCCAGCGCCTGCATTGTGCTGTTTAGGCTGCTGGACTTTTGCGCTCTTGCAAGCGGGGAGACATACTCAATGTCAATATCACGGCCTTGCAAAATCTCAGGCGGGATAGACAGCATCTCTTCACGCAACATCAGCGCAAACACACGGTCAATTAATGGACGCAACATTTCATTCATCAGCCTGCCAAGAACAGGGCCAATCACCCTCATGCGCTCTTCCTGCCTTTGAACAACCTCTGTCGCTGTCATGTTTGGCGCACCGCCAACAAGCAACTGGTCAACATAAAACGCAGACCGAATTGCTTGCCGCCGCTGGTCCTCCATGCTCAAGCCAATCGGAATGTTAGCGCCAGTGTTTAATGGCGTAATTGTGTCGCGTGAACCGGCACGATAAAAATTGAGGCCACCAGGCTGTGTGCGGATTGGGAGAAGAAACCCGTCATCAGGAACAAGCAAGGGAGGGTCTATTTGTTTCTGAGCAGCTTGAATGATTGTCTTAGACATCAGATTAAGCATCTTAACGTCCGGCAACGCCACCATTGCTGGCGACCTCCCCATAATCTCCCCTGTTGCCTTCAAGAATCTAGGAACGATGTATGGGAACTCTTGGAAACCACCTTCGGAAATCAACATGCTTGAGTTCATACAAATGTAGTATGAGGCAAATGGCATGTTCTTGTTGTCACGCTTTGACGTATCACGCTCTGCCCGTGGCATCACAACGTGCATAATCTCGACTTCTTCATCAGGCTTTTTATCGTAAGTCTTCTGAATAAATGTACCTACATTTTCTAAGCCAAAGCGTTGTACTGCTTGACGTGCAGGCTGCTTGTACTTGCGGAATACAGTATCAACCAAACCGTACTGGTTTTCCTGTAGGTAGAACTCAGAAATGTGGCGGGTGCTAAAACGTAGCTGACCGTTGTCCATCTCCACAAACATACAGCCAGTGCCAAACACAACTAGGTCCACATACATCTCGTGGATTTCTGTTTCAAAGTTTGACTGGTTAAACGCCCTAATCATCCGCATTGATGTGTCTTGCAGCCACTCCTGCACATCATCATCACGGCCAATGTCTGTTTCTTTCATATCCAAATGGAACCAAGGCGTAGCGCCACTAGTCAACATCCCGTGCAAACTTGCAGACAACAAGTCGATTGCTTGCAGGGCTGTTCCATCAAAGATAAGCTCCATGCGCTTTTCACCGCGTGAGCGCTTCTTAACAATGTCCGCTTTGCGGGGCAGCATGTAATCAGCCAATTCCTGATAATGCGTATCCCAGTTATCTCGCCGCGCAATAATACTGTTGGCACGGCTTATCAGGCTTTTAGCTATGTCTTGCATGTCTTACCCCAATAATGTTGGTGTGCCGCCTGTAGGCGCGGCCTGTTCACCCAAAGCCCCAGCAACAATAGTAGCGCCCCGCCCCTTGCGGCGTTTGCGCTCTTCAGCCATTGCCTCCTCAGACAAAGCCGCAGCTCTTTCGTAATCAGCTTGTGCTGGTGGCTCTGGAGGTGGAGGTGGTGCCGGAATTGAAGGTGCCTTAAATAATGAACCCATAACTATCTCCTATACCGTAGCTCTTGGGCTACCGCCGCGAACCAAAACGCCAACCTCTTCCATAGTTCCGGCAGGTCCAGCACGTTTTGTACGTCTGCGACCACGGCCAAGAACTGTCTCATCAACAAGCGCTGTAACCTCTGGTGTAATCTCCGGTGTGATTTCTGGCGTTACATCTGCCCGAACTGGCTCTGGCTCACCCGCTGCCATTATTGTTTTACTCTCTTTTACGCCAGTTGGACCGTATCCAGACTTGCCGGAAAAAGTTGTTACGGGGATTCCCATAATGTTTGTTGTTCTAACAACACCAGCAACGTCACCAACGTACCCCATCCCAGAACCAGCCGCAGGTTTCGTTGCGCTAATTTGACCAATCTTTCCAGATGGGCCTCGCTTAGCTTCGCCGCCTTGAGTGCCAACAGCAAACCTTTGACCAGCTAACTCAGCACTTGACCTCATGCCAGGAGCTTCTGTATAACGCTGACCTTGTGGCGCAAAAGATGTCCCAGGAACGGCAACAGCCGCACCGCCTTCCCGAAGCGCTTTTTTCTGCCGCTCAATATTAGACTCACCCATAATCCTAGCGGCTACGCCCCCAATAGTAGGAATCTTTGCAAGTGGGCTTTCTGTTATTGTTTTCTGCCTAGCAGATAACTGCGCTTGTGCCGCAGCGGTATCTATAACTTCAGTTCCAAAACCAACCTTAGCTGTTGGCACTGTAGATTTTCTAGTAAAGCCTTTAGGCCCAGCTGTTTCTGGCACTACTTTCGGCGCGGGCTTCGGTGCCGGCGCTGGCGCAACAGTAGACACTTGGCGTTTAACTACGCCAAAGTCAGGCTTTGGAGCAGCGCCATCACCTCTTCCACCGCCAGTCACAACAGGTGGAGGTGTTGGCCTGCTAACACTTACAGGAGGCTGTTTTGTTCTGCCCCGCTCTACACCACGATTTCTGTCACCAGCGCCGCCGCCAGGGGTGCCTCCACCTGAACCCATCTTAATTCTCCTTCAATTTGTGGAAACCCAGCTTTCCGGTTTCCGTTCTTAGCCAATAGCAGTCACTATAGCCCATTTCCATAAAAATGTCTTTCAAAGAGCGAAAGCCCTCTAATATGCCCCGCTTGCCCCCAAAACAGATAAAATCAACAATCCAAGGACTATCGCCATCACCACGCCAAGCGGCAGGTGGGAACTGATTTGTTTCCAAATATTCATCAATATGTTTCTTCTCAGGAAACGCCCAGGTTGCAAACAAGTACGGCACACCTTCAGCATCAACACCAAAGATGTAATTGCCCATAGACAAGGGCGGGTCAATATACGTCATGCGCTCAACGCGACTATAACCCATATGATACGGGCTGTGTTGCATCATTAAATGCGCAGTGTCGTAATGGAAATCGTTATTTATCATCATAGCGTGAAAGGATTGTACTCCATTTGTGCAACCGATTGCGGAGGCTTTGTAAGGCGCTGTCGATTTTCGAGGCCAACAGCAAGATACCTAAACGCATCTGCTGCATGACTTGTGAAATCATGCCTCGGATGGTCTCTAAACATTTTTCTACGCTCATCCCATTCCTGCCTGTATTGACGCAACATCTCAATGCCCGTCACACACTTATCTCTGTCAAAGTAGCATTTAGGTAATAACATACGCGCAGCATTAATGCCATCCGCTACCTTCATCTTAGGAACTACCTTAAACCTTAATCCAAGCGTCGCAGCAGTCTCTAACCTCGACTTGCCACTGCCAAGCTCACGCACCTCAATGTCATGCGGAGCCAAGTGGTCGCCATAAGTGTAATCCTTCCTATTTATAACATCAGCGTAATGGTCGAGGCCTACACCACCGTTTTCGTAATAATCAATCACATTAACCGCGCCACCACGGAACACCTGAGCAAACCAAATGGCTGTTGAGTCGTTCACGCCTAAATCCCAAGCCGTATGCACCGGATAGGCTGGGTCATATGGAACCCGCGTAATCCGCCCCTCATCATCAGCCTCAGCCATTAACTTGCCGTAATACGCCCCAATAATTGCCGCCGTGAAGGAACACTCGTACTCCTGCTCATACTGCTCAGGCGTCATCTGCACACGAGCAGCATCTAGCTCGACATCCTTCACCAGCCCACTCTCGCTGGCCTTCACAACCTTCCAGTACCACTGGTCGGAACCATTCTCCATCTCTGAACGGGCTTGCTCCAGAAGGTCAAAAAAATGATTATGTCCGGCTGGGGTGCCAAGAAAAATAGCCGCACCCTCTCTGTCAGACAGGGCCGGTCTTACAACCTCCCCCCATACCCTCGGATTCTGCATACCAAATTCATCGAAGATAGCCATATCCAGATAAATACCGCGCAAGGCATCAGGGTTCTCAGCAGACAATAGCATCAGCCTGCCGCCATTAGGAAAGTCCACCCTGAGTTCAGTCTCATTGAAAGAAACGCCAGGAATCACGGACGCGTAATACTTCACATAATCCCAAGCAATCCGCTTGGCCTGCGTAAAGGTAGGCGCAATGAACGCAACTCTGGGCCTTGGTAGCTCACAAGTGAGTGCGTGTTTAATTAAATGATTTACCGCAAATACAGTCTTGCCAAAGCGCCTGTGCATCACTAAGACGTTCCAGCGCTTCAAGCTGCTGTGCATCTCAGCTTGGAGCGCACGAGGCTTGTAAGGTATCTTGACGTTCATTAGCTTTCCCACATGATGCGAATACCGCCGTCAGTCACCTCAACGCCAGCCTTGTTCTTCTGCTCACCATAGCGCTCCGGTATAATCTTCTGCACCTTCCAGCGCACATGATGCGCATAGTCACGCAATACATGCGGGTCATAGTCTTTCACTTTGTTCAAAGCATCATCGTACAGCTTATCAAGCTCCTCAAGAGCCTTCTCAGCGCTGTACTGTTGCGCAATGCGCACAGAAGCGTCTAGCTCTGCATTGCCCTTCATGCGCTTGTACAAAGCCTGTCTGGTAATGCCAGCTTTCTTGCAAGCATCGACCATCGTGTAGCCGTCAGCAAGGTCGCTGAGTATCTGCTGGGTTGTGAACTTCGTTAGCTTCGTCATGTTTGCTCCGTAGGCTGTGTGTTTAGTCTGTGTGTTTTGCAGGGGCAATTAACACATATGTAGAGTGGCCGCGCCTGCTGGGGGTGACGGTGCCGCGAGACCCCCCCCATGCCTTGTACTGTTGCCTGGCTGCCACACTGTTGCATTTTTGCCACACTGTGATAGGCTCGGCATACAATGCACGCGGGGAACGCGACAACGTGTTGTGTGTTGTGAGATATGCCCCAACCCATTCCGCTCCAATGTTTCCAATGCTTTATAATATATACACCAGCTCGCGTTGCTGTAAACTTTTTTTACATTAAGTGCTTTTTATGTGTTGACAGGGCGGCAATGCTTGCCTATATCGGACCTATCAACAACGCAATTCGGGAGTATTGCACAATGTCATATCAAACAAAATACAACACAGAACCGCTATTCTTTGTCAGCTATCGTGGCACACGCAACGGTGCATATGTCCGCGCAAGCTCAGCACACGCCGCGAAATGGATTTATGCAGAGGGCGAAGGCCTATCGTCTATCGTGTATCTGACAGCAACAAAAAACCGGAGGGCTTAATCATGACACACCACTACGTAATATGGGGCAAGTACGCCACCGACAAGCTGGAATCGCTTTTAATCGAAACTGTGAATGGCGATTACATCCACACCCTGGCGCAAGCTGAGGCCGTTATTAAGTACTGGCAATCAAAGATAGACCAGGGCCAGCTTGACACTGTACGAGATTGGCGCATTGGCAAGGTTGATATGGCAACCAAACCAGACTTTGCGGCAACAATTAACTAGGCCGAAACCTTGCCCGATAATATCGGGCTTGGTCTACCGGTGAGGCCGGTACTGATGAGGCCATCAGAAACGCCATTATAGGAGGGTTACGCAATGGCAAAGATTAACACACAAGAACAGCTGTTTCAGCAATGCAAACACATTGCAGACCAAATCAATTCAGGCGAATACGAAACGCACGACAATGATGAACCGTGCAACGCCTATGATTATTTGTCGGATGCGCTTGACATAGAGTACACCGTCAGCAGCCATGGCGAATACTTAGGGGCAAGGGTGCTGGTCGCCTATGGCGGCCCTAATATTTGGATTAATACACGCACCAAAACCATTGAGGGCTATTGGTGGTCCGATAGAGCGGAGGCGTATTACTATGATGATGCGCTAGGCCTAGATGACGCATTGGCTGAATTATGGGCGAGCAAGTAGGAGGCAACACAATGAAACCATACTTCACAATTACAGCGGATGACGCACAGCGCAATGCAGACCGCTTCTTGGCAATCAATGCTTGGCTGGCGCGGCGATACGCCACCACCGATAAGAACGGCAGACGGTGGCTTGACCAGTACCGAGGCGGACGCCCTACAAAGTACAAACGCCTAGAACGTGCGTTCTTCAACAAGTATTGCAAGCCATTCATGCGGAGGCAGTAACATGACCGAGCAAACAACCGAGATATGCGCGAACATTCTGTTCATCATACTTATGGGCCTAGTCATATGGGGCTTGATGGGGGCCGAGGCATGGCTTTGGCAGTTATTCGCCTATTTTATCGGCCTATAAAGGCCACTGACAGGCTTTAACCGCTTGGCAGGTAAAAACCACCTGCCAGGCATCACCGGCCCTGTATGGGCTTTGAATCGCCATAAATGGCATAGGAGGGAAAAACAATGCAGAAAAAATACACGATAATTGACATAGAGACAGGCCAAAAGCGGCTAATGACGATTCCGGCAATTTTGGATGAGATAAACAGAGACCGCTCAGAGGAATGGCAGGACTACACCGCCGCAGATTGGCGCGAAGGTCTGGCAGAGTTTTGTTATCCGCTCGCAGTGTTGGAAGCAAACTAGCAGGCACGGGCCAGCAATGGCCCTGCCCCTGCATAGCTTGCCGCATGGCGGCAGTCTATGCGGTGGCATAGTGTCACCGATAACGCCATAACCATAGGAGGGTTGTACAATGGCAAAAGCAGCTAGCAGAGAAAGGGGCAGCGCGGTGCTGCCCCTCACTGCCTGACAGAGAGGAGGCATAGAGATGTACGCAGTATTTTACACACTGAAGTTCGATGCTGGTGTCAGCGGAGAACCGACAAGCAAAGACACCTATCAAATAGTAAAGAGCAGAGAGGACGCACAAGCTCTGCTGCAAAAGGTGCAGACTATCAGCGCGGAGAACTTCTATTGCGGCGGCATAGGCCGCATCGAGGAGGCAACAGAGCCGCATTGGATGGGCAGTGAACCTATGGGCTTGGAGGACTAGCTATGGAACAAAAAGATTATGCGGTGACAATCCGCGCATCCCTGACAAAGACGATTCATGTCAAAGCTGACAGCGTAGACAATGCAGAGCGGACGGCTCACGAGATGTTCACAACCGTGGTTGATGAATGGCCTGAAACATATGAGCAGGACACTGTATCGACAAAGTGGGCAGATTGGAGCGAGTAATGACAGGTAAAGATTTCAGAGAAAGGCGCGAGTTCCTTGGCTACTCACAAGCTGAGTTTGCCAAGAAGCTGGGCCTGTCACCGCGCACCATCCGGTACTATGAATCAGAAGAGGTGCCAATCAACCGCACAGTCGAACTGCTATTGCAGGCAATAGAACTGGATGAAAGATAAAAAACAAAATAAAAAAGAAAAACGCAATGCAGTGCTATGTAGCATTGCATTGCAGTATAGCTGTGCATCAGTGCATTGCTTTGTAGCTGTGCTTCTTTTTTTATATCAAAAGATTTTGTTCTTTCACTGCGACTGCATCACAGCAGTGGATTGCTGCGATGCTTTGCGTGGTCGCTACGCGATTTTAATCACCTGTGGATAACTCTGTCAATACAGAAAATGGAGGGAAACTATGAACGTATTGTCACTATTTGATGGAATGGCCTGTGGGCGTATTGCTCTGGACAGGTGCGGCATAACACCGCGCCGATACTTTGCCAGCGAGATAGACAAGTACGCCATACAGATAGCCAGGAAGAACTGGCCCGACATTGTACACATCGGAAATGTGCAGGATGTTATGTGGCCTGAGACATTCGATGGCGAGAAGATAGACCTGCTTATCGGCGGCAGTCCATGCCAAGGGTTCAGCTTTGCTGGCAAGCAACTGAACTTTGATGACCCTCGAAGCAAACTGTTCTTTGAATATGTCCGGCTGTTGAAAGAGGCGCAACCGCGCTGGTTCTTGTTGGAAAACGTCCGAATGAAACAAGAAAGCCAAGATGTCATCAGCGAGATGCTTGGCGTCGCCCCTGTAGCAATCAATAGCAGTCTGGTCTCAGCGCAGAACCGTTACCGACTCTACTGGACCAATATCCCCTTTGACATGCCAGCAGACAAGGGCTTGGTGATGCGTGACATACTAGATGCGCCGCAGGACTTCACTGTGATGTCTAACAGGTTTATAGAGAGGCAGAAAAACAAAAGCCAGAAGGAGAGAGCAAGCGGTCTTATCCTTGCTGGTCACGCCGCCGACATCAAGGGCCACGGCTACAATCGCAGAGTCTATCACCCTGAAGGCAAAGCACCCAGCTTGTGCGCCGCTAGTGGCGGCAACCTTGAGCCAAAGACCGCTGTCTCTGAAACAGCTTGGAGAAAGCTAACCCCCATTGAATGTGAACGATTGCAAACCGTGCCAGATAACTACACAGAAGGCGTCAGCAATTCACAACGCTACCGGATGCTGGGCAATGGCTGGACTGTGGACGTAGTGGCGCACATTCTAGCTGGTATTAAGTAGATACAAAAAAAGGATAGGCACGACAGATTTGGCCTATCCTTTTCTTTGGACAACCCTTTCGGGCCGCTAAGTATCACTGAATATATTAGTGCTGCCTTTGCAGATTTCAAGTCTTTTTAGAACCGGCCTTTGACCGCAGTACACTGAACAGAAACGACTGGCGGCACCTCATAGTTTCTTGCCACATCCTGCGTGACATATGCCTCGCGCTTCTCAGCGTAAAACTGACACTCCTCGATGGTGCTAAACCGTGTCTCTTCTTTAGCCATCCAGCATGGATTCGCCGGCTGACCGCCCAGTGTTATGGCAAAACAAACTGCCAAGATTGTCTCATACATCACACATACTTTCTGCTACTAGCATACACCAAGTATCGAAATCGACCTCAGCCACGTTATCCTTTTGTATATACACAGGGGATATGCTCGACAGCCGGACAACGCATCGAATCGGGCAGCGGTCATACTTATATATCAATACAGGTTCTGTACCTGACGCATTGCTTGCTGCCTCCACCTGTTCCCACCAGCTTTTTTTCCAAGTCGTGCCGTGTGCATGACGTTTGCACTCCACAGTCCAGCCTGGCACCCCTATCAAATCGCCGTGGTCACTGGCTCTATATTGTTCCAAGTCGCGCTTGGCCTCTAATCCGGTGCGCTCGAACAGCATCCGCGCACATTCACGCTCGAAATTTGCACCCTTCATACGCCCGTTAGTCATCTCTTTACTCCACAAAACATAGCCATTGGCCCCGTGATGCCCACCCATAGGCTGAGAAGCCCAGCCTACCGGCACATCCTCATCCTGATGAGCGTATCGGCATAGATATGTCTTACCCAGCTTCATCATCAGCAGGCTCCACATAAATCACGCCGCTGCCCTCACACATCCGGCACTCTCTAACCAGCCCGACTACCTCGCCGCCGCGAATATGGTCAATCACGTTGAACTCGTACTCAACACGGCCCTCACCGCCACATTCAGGGCAATCAATCTCGTCATCAAATGTAAAAATAATCGTTGGCATAAGTTCACCATAAATAAAAGTTGACACGTTGGCAAGTGGACTGCTAAGCATAGCACGGGAGTTGAGAACGGAGGAACCCATGGAATTTGAAGTACCCGCCTATCGTGAACCCTTCGGGGCCACGCATCTGAGCGCATCAAGCGGCACCCAGCCCATTGATGAATACATCCTGAAACTATTACTGCGAAAAGAATACAAGATGAACTTTCCCTTTGGTGCAAGACCAAGGGCAGGACAGATTGTGCAGGAAATCGCAGACCATGCACTAGGTTTGCATGACTACAGCCCCATTTATGGGCGCAAAGAAGGCATTGGATTGCCGGAAGCTGTAAGGTATGGCCTTACAGAATATATGAACTATCAGCCCCGCCAGTGGGATGATGGCAAAGACCTTGAAGAATATGATTGCTTCAAAGAATACCTTGGCGAGATGGCGAAACACGCTGTCGATGGCCTCAATGAGTATTTTGGTGACGGCGAGATAGAAGGCGAGTTCCAGCGGTGGCATAAAGATGACCGGCTGGATGTGCCTATCATGCTGTATCAAGATTATGCCGGTGACGGCAAACAAATCGACCTTAAATGCTCTTTTCCACTGCGTAACCCAGTAAAAAAGGACGGCACCCGCACTTGGCGTGTACCAAAACCGCGCTCAGAGCCTACTGAGCAGCAGTTAATGCAACAGGCGGTGTATTGGAAGGCCACAGGTGACAAACCGGCCTTACTGTTCGTTACAGCGGCTGGCTTTAACATCGTGGACGAGACTAACTGCGAGATGATGAAGCCTGAACGACTGGAAGAGGTGTACAACACAATAGTAATGCGTTGGATGGTGCAACAAAATCTGTTGAAAGCTGCCAACGGTTCTTGGAGGACGCTGTTCGGCCTGGTCCAGCCGGACTTTGGGCAGATAGCTCAGCGACACGGGCCCGACATTCTCAAGATTGCAAAGGAGGCTTGGAGGATATGACAGAGACAGAACAGTATCACGCACAGGCGATTGATGAGCTGACTGCTAAGGTGGACAAGCTGGAAACTCAGGTGGAGCTGCTAACCAAGCATATCCGGCTGATGGACGGCATCCACAACAAGGAAATCCGGTCAGTGAACCAAGTGTTTGACACCATCTTTTCAGTGGAGAATAAGCAATGAGTAAATTAATAGATGCAATGGGGCTTGTGAATGACTTGAACAAGTCGCACGGTGTGGCCCAGCGTGGCGGCAAAAAGTACACGCAAGTCGTACACCGGATGGAGGCGTTCAGAACTGTGTTCGGCACAGATATGGGCGTTGATACGCAAATCATGGTCGATGACGGACAACGTGTCGTTATCAAAGCCACTATCACAGATAGCAATGGCATCTGTATCGGCTCTGGCATGGCTGAGGAAATCAGAGGCCAAGGCAATGTCAACAAAACATCGGCTTTGGAAAACTGCGAGACATCTGCTATAGGAAGGGCATTGGCCTGTATCGGGCTTGCTGGCGGTGAATATGCGTCAGCAAACGAAATGGCTGCTGTACCTCGCAAGGAGGAGGCGTTAAAATCATCGAATCAGGGCGGTGCGCCCACTCCCACCCAGCACCCTCCGGCTGGCGAGGCTGCACCCCCTGAGCCTTCCACGCCAGATGACCCAAACAAGGCCAAGGATGTGAACTTCTACAAAGAGGTTCGTATGCGGCTGGACAACTGCAAGACCAAAAGCCAGGTCACTGAATATTTCATGCAGAACAAGTCGCGTATCAAGGAGCTGAAAGACAGAAGCCCTGAACGTGCCGCACCTATCATAGACCTATTCAAATCCGCAGAAGCCAAATATTCATAAGGAGAAACAAATGGCTCGTAGATACAATAAAATCACCACTATTCGGCTGTTCCCTAATAGCGATGGTGCAGCCAAGTTCAGCAATTCAAAGTGGACGCCATACAGAGATGGCGCTGCTGCTGACGTTAATTTCAGAGGCGACACGCAGTACAGTGTTCGCGCTTTTGAGAATGACGATGGCTCTCTTGGAGTGCAAATCTCAGAGGTGACTGAATATCACGGCACCGATGACATCACCGATGGCATTTCACAACCAGGCATGAAGCAAGTCGGGCAGGCATTACAACAAAAGCATGTGCCGGACAGTGCAATCAGCCTAGATGACGACATTCCGTTCTAATGGAACCTGTCGATAAAATGATACTGTTAGCGGCCCGTGATGACGGGCTGCTAATAACCATAGACGGCGTGTGCCACTACAAGCACATGACATCGAAACAGTATTTTGACCTGGCCCAACAATGCCTCAAGGCAGGGCTATCGGTCCAACGATGGGAGGAAGAAGTCGATGCAGCGTCTTATCGCATTGAAGGCAGAGAGGGATATTAACCACTGGGAGGAGGCACGGATTCGTTCACCGCATTTCTGGAAAGCATACTGCCGTGAACTATCAGTGATGGACATCATTCCGATAGTGACCGAAGTCACTGGCTATACTTTGGCCCAAATGCGGAGTTATCAAAGAGGCTCTCGAAAAAAAGGAATGGTTGATGCGCGACAGCTTTTGGTTTTGCTCTGTCTTGAACATACGCCTTATAGTTTTGTTACGATTGGCATCACCTTAAACAGAGACCGTACAAGCATAATGAGTCTATCTAATCGGGAGCGTTCAGATGCGTTTGAAAAAATCTGGGAGGAAGCCTCAAAAGAAATCGACATCATCAAGGAGAAAAAGTTCGGCTCTCAGATACATGAACTGTGATTACTGCGACAGTCGAGTTTGCATAGATACCGGAGGCTGGGTGATACTAGGCAACAAGCGCACATCTTGCGTTGATTGCTACTACACGGGAGTGACAGAACTGTTCTAGCTACCACTTAACCTTGCTGGACCAGAAAGCGGCAGACATCTTACCCTTAGAAATGTTTTTAGCGTGGCGTGCTTTGAAAGATTTGCGCCGCGCTTTTTCCTTGGCAGTCTTCGGGCTTTTGCCAGCCCCGCTCACGCCCTGTTGTCCAAAGCGGATGGTCTTTATCTTATCGCCAGACTTAGCCACAACCACATGGCTTTTAGTCGGGTGGCTAGGTGTGCGCTTGGGCTTGTTGTAGCCACTAACGCCAGCACGTTTCAGTCTTGGGTCTGCCTTCTTAGCCATCAATCAATCCGTGCCTGTAGCCATTTGCCTTGTCATATGTCAGCTTCTCACCGCGTGGTTCCGGCGCATAGCTGCAATGAATCCAACCGCTGTTGCCGCCAGTATAACATTCAAGAATAAGTTGGTCGAACTCTAGGTTATCAGCAATCCACTGAGCCACTGTCATGTTGTCCACGCCAGCCACCTCAAAGTCTGCGGCCTCGCCCTTGGCGTGTTGGCTGTCAATGCTACTGCCAATAGCAATACACAACTCAGGGCTGCGATAGCCGGATGTCACAGTCACCGGCCCAAACTCATCACGCACCGGCTGCAATATCTTGTGGCACAGCTCAGTCATAGCCTCAATATGTTCTTGTGTTGGCTCGTTAGGGATGCCCTTACGTTCTGCTGTCTGGCTTTTCGTAAGTTCACGCAACGTGAAGTTTTGTGAAAGGTGCATGTTATGCCTTCTTCCGTTTCTTCTTGGCCTTGCGTGCCGTTGACATTGCGATAGCTACCGCTTGCTTCTGCGGCTTACCCTTCTTCATCTCTGTTCGGATGTTCTTTGATATGGACTTTTTGCTGTAGCCCTGTACTAGCGGCATCACTTCTTCCTCTTTTTCGCTGTCTTAGCAGCCTTGCGAAATGCAGCGGCCGTGGGCGCACCTTTGGCCCCAGGCTTCCGCATCTTCTCACCGGAACCAGCTTTAATTCTTGCCCTCTTAGCGTGAATGTTTGCATATAACCCACGTTTCATTTCTTCAAACCCCTCAACCCTCTTAATCCAAATGATGCAGCTATACTAGCATACATTGCCCACTGGAACCAATCCGGTGTACGGGCCAAGGCATCGAACCCGCGCTCAACATATGGCTGTAGAGGCGGGATGAAACACATAGCAATAATGGCAATAAACAAGATGGTCCACGCCTCATCCTTCCAGCTATCCTTGCTGGCCTCAGCCATAATCTTTTCCCAGCCAGCTTCATGCGTAGCAGCAACACGCATTACCTCGGCTTCTGCCTCGGCCTTGGCTACTTTGACTTGGCTTTGTGCCGCCTTCTCTGCTGCCTTGCCCTTGAGCCAGCCACCGGCTAGTTCACTTATCGCTGGGATTAACATCTGTATCATTTTTCATGCCCCATCCAGACCGCAAATGCACCTGTCATGGCCCCCGTGACTACACTTACGAGAGCTGACTGCTGTGTTGTTGGGTCTGGTAACGTCATAAACCACTCCACTACCCGCCAAGCGGATATTGACATCATAATCATCATCAAGCGGGGCAGTATTTTCCACGCTAGGATTCTTTCCATTGCTAGACTCACGGTTCTTCCTCGCTTGCTCTTCAGTTGTTTGTTGGTGCAATCCCCATATCTTCATTTTATTCTCTCCAGCACAATCTGCAAAGCCTTATCCCAAGTATCCTGCTCAAGCCCTTTCGCATTGGCGTAGTGCATCGGACGCCTTTGGCTGTACTGACGCACCTGTTCTGTCGCGTAGAAGGCAACCCTTCTGTCATCCAAAAAACAATGTGCCACAATGTCCATATCCTTTACACAAGGCAGACTCTTGTTCTTGCAACCGCTGCCATTCTGAAAGTGGTAGAAAGGCCGGTGATGAGCCTTATTTGTCTTGAGCGTACTGGTCTTCACCTGTACCCGTAAAAAAATGCCCTCATCATTGAAGGCAAGTATATCTATCTTATCCTGCGGCGTATGCACAACCTTCCAGTCACCCTCTAATTGAAGGATTGAAGAACAGACTATAAACTCCCCAGCTAGTCCGGTCCTCGTGGACATGTCAGGTTAGGCTCTTCAACCACATAACCAGCATAACCAGCGCACCTACGCCTGTTATAACAGCTATTATAATAGCGGCTATCTCAATAAACTTACGCCTGCGTTCACGTTGTTTGTATATCGTCTCCTGCCTTTGCTTGCGGATGGAGCCTTCCATCTTAACAAGCTCATCCCATTTTGATTGGCCGTAGCTGTATTGTATGTACTGCTTTAACTGCGCCCTCTGTTCTTCAGCCTTGCTTTTAGCAGCAAAAGCCTCCATCGCTTCAGCCTCGACAGACTGCCCAGCAAACAGCTTCTTGAAGATGGGCGGGTTCTTCGCCTCTTTCTCTGCCTGCTCTAAGTCAGACAGCGCACCCATCCAGCGTGACAGGTCACTCGCCATCTCTTCAATGGAACGTGCAACCTGAAAGCCTCGTTGGATTGTGGTGAACGCCGCACTAGCTGTAGCGGCGGCAGAGATTGGGTCAATCATATATCGGGGTTCCTTTTGGCACTAACCTTGGTAAACAATATGACGTTATCTTTTGACCCTGCTGATGAAGCGTTCTGGCGTACCAAACGCAGTCGTTCAAGTCTCTGAAATACATGTCATTGCTGACAAGTCTTTGGTCTTCGGCAAGACCCACGAACACAAAAAGTAAGAAAGCATGAACCACATTAGTCGCGGCCCATTAGCTTATCCAGCTTGGCGTCTAAACGATTGAGCGCATCCATAACATTACGCATGTCATCCCGCAGTTCCATCTTTGTGGCGTAGTCCTCGCGGGTGCGGTTAAGTAAAATCTCCAGCCTCTTTTGCTCATCAGCCATACGGTTAACCCACCAGCCACCGCCAGCGATGACCAGTCCGATAAGCATATCTATGAGGCCGGACATTTCCATCTTCTTTACTCCTATGTATAGGAAAACCATCCAGTGATGATGTATTTTTTTTGTGTTTTAGAAACGCATCCTTTGTGCATATGTGTCCAATCCGAAGGCCAAAGCACAGTCAAACCTTTCTGCGGCTTTAACTTTACAGATTGATGCAACCACTCTGTTTCGCCGCCATCATCAACAGTGTTTAAGTATGTCATAAACACCAACATCCTGAGTGAAGATAGCGGATTTGAGTTCTCTGTATGCCACTCAAGGAACCCCTCTTTTGGTTTGTACTTTTGAATGTTCATTGGCTCAGTCATTGACCAAGTAGAAATGCTTTTATCTAAACAAGGGTATAGCTTTTTGTACTCGTCTACACATAGCTTTAGTGCATGTGAATACGGTAAAATTGCTTCATGTTCTGCTGAAACAGCCACATCCATAGATTTCTTCATATCACTTGGCCCTGTGTCCAGCGTCCCTGCTGCTTGTAAGCTTTTGTTACTTTCAAAGTAATTAACAACTAAATCACAAAGCGATTCATCTATATACCAACCTTTTATAAAGGTATCTTGTTCATTTACAGCGTGGCTTCTCATTACCATACCCAAGAAACAATAGAATACTTCGTGCCACTCTTTACTGGCTCAACCCTGTGAGGAAACATAAAGTTGGATGGGAATACCAACACATCGCCCTTATTAAACTTTATGTGGCAATCCTCAAACATCATAAACTCGCCGCCAGTGTATGTATCATTCAAACATCCTAACACTGTTAAGATTGGTATCCCCGCTCTTTCGCCATCAAAAATATGTGAAACGTGGTCAACATGCTCTGCCATTTTCTTGTTGGATGAATACTTGTTAAAGCGGATATTGCTAAAACCTTGCCAGCTATCAAAGTAATGTTTGTTTATATGGTGAATAATGTAATCATGTATTGCTTGCCAATACACATCCATAATCTCATCTCTGGTAGATATTAAATCTGTGTATGCTGTTGAAAGTTCTTGGTCGCCTGATGGTTGCGTCAATTCACCAGTAAGGCGATTAAGAAATTTATGCTCTTCCCAAAAATTTTCTGGCTGGGCATCTAACTCTTGCACCGTTCTGTCGCACAGGCTTTCAGGTAGTCTACCCTCAAGTTTTTTGACAAAGTAATCTAAAGTAACACTCATAACTTTAGCTCCGTCAACATTCGCTCATCACCTAAATGACCTTTAACAAAGGTATTGAAAGCCAAACTTGTTCTTACATTTTTGCCTTTCTTTTGTATTACACTGTGAGTTGTAGATGATGGGAACAAAATCAAATCGCCTGTACTTACAGTGTAATCCCACGACTTGCTGTTGAAGAACCCAAACTCTTTGCTGTGAAAATGCAAAGCGTCATATCTTGGCGTTTTGAAAAACCGTATCTTATCTAA